CAAAGGGTAGGCCGGTTTTACCGGTCTACGATTTCATTTATGAGTCACTGACCCAGGGTTTGCCTGGGAAAGGTACGTGGTTGGGTGAGAACATATTCCTCCCAACCGTCAACACAGAGGCCTCTGATCTTGTCGATCAGGTTGCGCAAGTGCTGAAGATTAACCTTGTGACTCCTTCCGTTGCCCTCAAACGGGTGCTTTCTCTATTCCGTACAAGTCAAGACTATAGGAAGATGGATCGTGAAACTATCGTGGACGTTGAGAAACGTCTCACGAACTATTTCACTATCACTCATCCTGTCGACTTTTATGTTTGTGAAAATGCATATCTTCTTGATCTCATCGCTTTTGTTCGATCGGAACTTTTAGTTCTCTGTGAACTCGATGCAGATTTTGAAGGGCGTTTCAAGACTAATTCTAAGAACAGTCTCTTGGTACGAGCCGCTCATGAAATACCCCGTGACTTGTTTGTCTCGGTGGTTAAATTTCATACGGCTTATCCTATGGCTGCTATTATGAAACAGTCACTTCCTCCAAGGCCTAATGGTTATACGGGCACCCCCCTAATTTGGGGTGGTGCTGTGAAACAATATCTTAAAAACAAATTGAATGTTAATAAAAAAGTTCACGCTTCGGCGCTTAGACTCGGATGGTCATTCCTTCAGGGTATAAAACGTGGTTGTAATACTGTCCCCGATTCATATGTTGGTGGTTCGATCATTGATCATGCCATTGCTATGACGACACCCCCCACCAAGTCTCTTAAGTTCTCTTCTGGAACTTTTATTGACTACACGGTTGAGGGACCACTCGATGTATTTGTACCCGATACCTATGATGTATCCAGTTCCTATAAAGCTACGAAGATCGTAGCACCCATCATGAAAGATCCGTTTCATATATTCGAACGGTATTTAACAAGAATTTTCAATAAGACACAGAAGTTAAATATGTCCAAGCCACAAGAGGCTTCTCATAAGTCCTCTTACCAGAGTAATTTTGCTCAGGGTGGTGCCTATGGACATATTGTATCCAACTATCTGGGAAGTGATACTGAACCTACCATGCATACAGAAGCTGTTCTATCCGAATCCGGTTATTCATTTAATCTGACGTATGGGATACCTTCTATTGGTACTGTTCAGGATTACGTGCGAAAGTTGCCCCATGGTTTCATTGGTTTCACCAAGGTTGTTCCGGTTCTTGAGCCTATTAAGGTTCGAATTATTACAAAAGGTGATGCGATGAATTACTATTACGCAAAGAATGCACAAAAGTCTATGAAGGGTTATTTAGACCGCTTTACGTTTATGACTGCCACAACACGTCCACTGATATCGGATGATATTTCCCAATTACTCGAAAGAGAAAAACGGTTAAATCTTCCTTTTACAAAGTGGGTGTCTGGTGACTATAAGTCAGCAACCGATAAGCTCAATATTGGTCTTACCAAAATGATCTTTAATTCTTGGATGAATATCACAGATCTCAACATTTTCG